GAGGAATTGGTCTTTCTCAAATGACTGCTGATACATCCCCTGGATTACCATACAAATTTGAAGGTCTCTCACGACTCGACCTTATTGATGATGTTGATGCACTCCGTGCTGCTTTTGCCAGTGGTGAAATACCTGAAGATGTCCTTTGGTATGATTTCCCAAAAGTTGAATTGCTCAAGCCAGAAAAAGTCGCACAATGCAAAACCCGACACATTACGTGCCCTCCATTTCATCTTTATTTGCTTACTCGACAAATGTTTGGTGCCATTGATACTGCCATCAAGAAGATTGACGTTACCAGTGGTTTCGCCGTTGGCATCAACCCAGAATCATTTCAATGGGATGCTCTTGTGCGTCATATGCTCATGTGTCAAGTTAATCCCGATAACACCGCCGAAACACATGCTGTCGAAGAAAATAATACCCTTGTACCAAGGGTCTTGTGCTTAGATTACACTCGATTTGATGGCACGCTACCTGCACAGTTAATACAAGTTACATTGCGGATGCTTGCTGGTTTTTATCGTGACGCTACTCCAGAAGAAACACGCGTCAGAGAAGCCATCATTGAGAACATCATTCACACAAATGCTTTGTGTGATGACTTGATCTATCAAAAACATCAAGGCAATCCTAGTGGATGTGCCTTTACCACCACTCTAAATTCAGTTGCTAACATGATTGCTGTTGAGTATGCCTCACTCAAAGCTTATGGCGATGGAATGCTTTCACTTGGTGAAACTGATGGTTTTATCCAATCACCTTATGCGATTTATGGTGACGACAATGTTATTGCTGTCCCTTGGAAACATCGCAATCAAGATTTCACTAAAATCCAAGACATCCTTGCATTACATGGTATGCAACTCAAGAGCGAGACAGGAACATTCGATCTTGTTCCTATTTCTGATCCATCAGTTCAATTCCTGAAACGGGCCTTTATATATGGTCCCGATGGGATGTGGAAACCACGAGTAAACCTTCAACTTATTGCTGATATTTTAAACTACACAAAAGTCAAAGGTGAATTACAAAATTTGCAATTCATGCAGAACCGAATTCATTCCGCGTTTCTTTTCCTTTATTTTCATGGTCTTGAAGTTTATGAAGAGTATCGAACACGTACTCTTGCACGGCTCGAACGACATGGTATAACCAAACTCGTTACAGTACCATCATATTCCACAATAAACATGTGGTATGCAAATGGCACAGCTAGTGCAGATTTTGAAGGGCATTTTACATCCCTCTCAAAAGTTGGTGCCTCTCTACGCACCATGCGAGTGCGTGTTGCTTGTGGACAATCACAATCAAGCAACGTCTCCAATGTTTATAACTATGGTAATGGCAATGCTACTGATCTTGCAGCCACAGCTTCCTCACGACAAGAAGATAACATAACATCTGAAATATCACCTGATGTAGAAGTTGATGCATCTGCACTTGATGCTCCAACTTTCGGGCACCAGTTATATGCTGGTGAACGTATTTTTGCCGGATACAATTCAACCAC